AAGTCTCTGCTGTTATTAACTTGCTGATTATTGTTTGAATAGCTTTGAGTCTTTGGTTCAGCTTGCTTACTCCCGTCTGGCTTCCATGTGTCAATAGTAACTGAAAGAGTTTTGCCATACTTGTCTGGTTCTGGAAGCACATTAATGTTAAGCTTAATGAACTTGTTACCATTAAATTCTTGGATGTGCTCGTTGAACTTTTCTGGATTCAGCGTTACCTGTAACCAAGTCTCTGATTTCTTTTTACCGCTTCCGCAGTAGATTTTCTTTTCCATTGTTTTGTTTTTTAATTATTAAAATTCGTATAAACTCTTGTATAACTTGTCCTGCTCTCTCTTAGCTTTCTTGTAGTCGTTCACACAATTCTTGCAATAAGAATTAAGTCCATTTAACTTCTTAGTACACCTTGTAAAACACTTTGCCTCTTTGTCTACTTTACATTTTACGCAAACCATACTTTACATTTTATAGCTGATTCATTTCTGATTTAAGGTAGCTTAATGCAGTTCTCAGCCTGTCGCTAGAGTAATGCGCCTCTTTGGTAAGCAATCTAATCAGCGTTAAATAGAAGTTTGTACTACCTATTTCATTATTAAGTATTATTCTTTTCTCCGCTGCACCTCTTGTTTCCATGTCTAGTACTGCTAACTTCTTCATAGCAAGCTTGTCATTAAGAAACTCAAGCATTGCTTCACATTCAGCAGCTGTTGCTGAAACATTGTTAATTGCGCCTAATTGCTGAAGTACTGACATTGGATTGGTAAAGTCTACCTTTGTTGCAATAACCTGCTGCACTACCTTATGCATCTCTTTAGCAGCTGTAAATCTCTGTTCTAACGAATCATCTTCAAATGTTCTCATGTTGTTTGTGTGTTTGTTTATAAAGAAGAATTTTTTTCTGCATGACTTTCACATATTTCTTTAAAAGGGTTTGATGAAATTCCCCCTAATTCAGCTGATTCGTCTTGCAAAAACTCTATTCTACTCTTCTTGTCAGACTGCCAGAATATGTAAGGGTTTAAGTAATAATGTCCTTTACCATACTTAGTCAGCGCCCCTGCATTACACAATTCTTCTATACATCTGTAGTATGTTGCAATGCTGATTGGATTAGAGTTGTTATTTTTTAAGTAAGAAACAAATTTTAAATGCCCTTTAGAACTTACTATAACACCATTCATTGTATTCGCTTCAGCAAGTAAGTAAAAAAGTAATTTCCAGCTTGTGCCGCCATCAATATTCAGCGCAATCTTTACAAATGACTTGTAAACTTGCGTAAAGTCTTCATCAATTTCAAAATAACCCTTCTTTGTAACGGTTATTGTTTTCTGTGTGTTAAAGTATATTCTCTTACTCATGTTTGATTAGTTAATGCAAATGTAATCATTTATAATAGTAATGCAAAATATATTATAATCAGCTATTTATAATATTATGCGTTAATATATAAATAAATAGGAAAAAAGTTCTAATGAATTGATTTTCAGCAATTTAAGTAAAAAAGTAGTCTCATCTGGTGAGAGTTGTACTATCACGTGGTGAGAGTTGTACTATCATCTGGTGATAACGTTTGCTATTTTTTTAGCTAAATCAGCTGTCTCTATTACGCAATATGCAAGTATGAATATCGGTATGCCTACTACAAAGAAGTATACAATCTGCAGCACTCTCATAGGAACTCATTTATAAGGTCATGCTTATGCTCTCCGCACCTCCTGCACTTTCCTATTGCTGATGCTCCATGAATCCAAGAAATTCTCCATTTATGCCCAAATAAGCGACAAATTAGTTTGTTAATCATGGGTGAACAGCTAAGTAGTTTGTTGCTCATATTTTACTTTATTTTAGTTCCATCGGGGTTGCTACCTTTGTCATTGAACTTCTGGTACTCATAAACAGGGAAAGCTTCATCAAATAATTCAACGCTACCCCATACTCCTTTTACAACCTCAAAACTCCACACACCATCAGCAATCTTCCATCTTGCGTGCTTCCTCTGCTGATTCTTCTCTATATACTCCGCTATGCTGTGCGTCACTATTGCCATTTACTATGTCGTTTAGTTGATTAAAAATAGATTCAGAAGCCTCTCCCCAATACATCTTACATGTGCTATTTTTGAATGGCGGTACAGAGAAATAACTCTGCCATAACTCATTAGGCTTTGCCGTAAACCTATAGCAGCTTTCTTTTACTGGGCAAAACAACCCTGTGCATTTTGTTGCGTCCATGTGATTATTTTAATCGTTTTTTAATGTCTGACTGGGAATAGTTTAAGCCAAGAGAAATCCTATCCTTGTCTTGTATTTCATTCATTTCCAGCTTTTTAATAACGTATTCATATTGATGATTGTGCCTTAGTTCGTCTATTATAAAGTGTAAAGTTCGCTTTCTTTCGTCATCATAGGTAGTTCTCTCTAAGAAATCATGCAGGTAATCCCTCTTCCCGTCTCCAATGTTGTCTTCTATGTACATAAAATTAGTTTTTTGTTCCGCAATGTGGGCATAAAGGAATAGATTTTTTACCCCTATAAATAGTCTGGGTAAATAACTTCTTGCAGTTTTTACACTTTATCCAAACCATCTACAAACTTTTTAATGATTAATTCAAGTTCATCCTGCTGCTCTCTTTCCAAACTCATCATCAGCCTAAGTACCTCGTCATACCTAAGCGTGTCAATAGTCCTCAATATTGAGCTGTCTGTCTTTAGTTCCATAGCCTTCATAATCCAATGAAACTTATTAGCAATAGCTGCTATGTTTTGCCTAACATACTTGTCTATCCTCTCGTCATTAACTAAATCATCAGCATACATAGCGCCATTACACGCACTAACGTAAAGCATAAATAAGTTCTCTCTTTGCCCCTCTGTCATACTATAAAATTAAAATGATGAATCTTCTAAATCTAAGTCCTCTTCTCTTTCCTTGTCAATAAGTTTCTTGTCCATTCGCAGGTAGTCCCTCTCAAATGGTAGATGCCCATATTCATCCGTAAACTCTACCCCGTTGTGCATTTTAATACGTATGGATTCTCCGTTCTTTGTAACTCCTCCACCCGTAAACTCTGCTGTCCTATGCTTAACAATCTTTAGCTCGTTAATCATCCAGCTTTCTGGGTCTTGCGTATTTCTGTTCATTACAATGAATATGTCAGTCTTATTCACCAGAACTGCGCCACCATCAGCATCAGCAGGGTATGGCATTGGCTGGTTACCATCCTTATCCCTTTGCCTCTGGCTTTCACTCCTTGTATGTACAGAAAGTAGTACAGTTATGTTTGTCCTCTTTGTGAACAGAAGCATATTGGTGTACATTTCCATCTCATGCTCGTACTTAGAAGCCTTACCACTCATTTTAAGGGAGTTTACTGGGTCTATAAGCAGTCCTTTAACGGCATGAAACTTAGAAACTGATTCAGCATACTCTAGAATCTCCTCATAGCCATGCATCTTGTCATTGTTAATAAAGAAAATTCTGTCATTAACCCACTTCATTGCCTGCTGGAAGAAATCTTCTGGACAGTCTTTAATCTTTGAGCCTACATAAAACTCCACAAACCTCATCTTTACGGACGCTACCTTGTTCTCTCCTGTATAAACTACCCAGCACCAGTCATACTTCAGCGCTGAAAGGAATATAAGCCACAAAGTAACTTGTGTTTTACCTGTAGAAGTATGGCTTAGAATCGCATAGAACTGCCCTTCATTGAGAAGTAAATGCTTGTCCATGTCTTCGTACCCAAATGGCTTACCCATCGGAATTAAGCCTGCTCTGTACTTCCTAATGAACTCCTCATCAGCTCTGTTGTTTGAAAGAAAAGAAAGTTCATCCTCAATAGCGCCTACCTCATGCCAAACTTCCTGCTCATACCTATCAATGTCGCTGATGGGCATATACCTTCCAGCCTTAATGCCATCTCTGACAGCTTTTAGTTCTGTCTCTTGCTCATCATGGGCAAACTTCTGCATTACCTCATACTCCAGAACCATCGTTCCAATATACTCCTCTACAATTCCTCCAGAAATAAGTCCACCTACAAGGTATGCTGATTTGATTACAGCATTATGCCTTGTTCCTTGTTCAGCTACCCTAATCATCTTAGCAGCTACCCCAAGTCTTTTGTAGTCTGTAAATCCAGAAGTC